ACGAAACTATCATCAACGAAGTGGCATACTTGCGCAATCGCTGGCTGGGTATCATGAAAGGCCTAGATACCAAACAGTGGCAAATGGGACATGTGGTACGACTCAGAACAGCAGGCATGGAAGATATCACAGTGTAATCTACACCTATAAATATCTTCATGAAACCAATTCCAGTTTTTGTAGGGTATGATCCCAGAGAAGCCATTGCTTATCATACCTGCGTAAATTCCATCATACGCAACAGCAGCCAGCCAGTGGCCATAGTACCAGTGGCGCTGAATCTGTTCCAAGACTACGCCGAAACACATACTGACGGGTCAAATCATTTTATCTACACACGTTTCCTGGTGCCATATCTCATGGACTATCAGGGGTGGGCTATATTCATTGACGGCGACATGATTGTGCGTGGTGACATAGCCGAACTGTGGAATCTAAAACAATATACCAAAGATGTCATGGTAGTCAAGCACGACTACAAAACACGAATGAAAGAAAAATATCTGGGCAGCCCAAACGAAGACTATCCGCGTAAAAATTGGTCTAGCGTGATATTGTGGAATTGCAATGCTATACGCAACCGGCAGCTGAATCCAGAATTTGTGCAAAAATCAACAGGTGCATTCTTGCACAGGTTCTCTTGGATAGATGACACTCGTTTGGGAGAATTACCCAAGGAATGGAACTGGTTGCCCGACGAGTATGGGCCTAACCCAGATGCCAAATTGTTGCACTACACTCTAGGCACACCTTGCTTTGATGAATTCAAAGACACACCAATGAACGAACACTGGCATCAAGAACGACAGCTCACTGAGCACTGCCAACAGCGAACACAATGAGCGACGAAGAACAACCATCGCTGCCGTTGGACAAACATGTTCTGGACATGGTAGTTCCAGAGATACGAAAATTGTTTGATGACATTTTGAAATATCGTGTGGATCCAGCAGGGCTGTACTATGGAGTTACTCAACAGACACTGATGCAACAGATCGCTGAATTGCCAGTTGATCGCGTGGTTGCATTGGATAGTGAGTACAGATATGAAAGAAAAGGTCACATGTACGATCCTACATTACAAAGTTTTGTACAAGGTGCTGGTGGTCAGATCAGCACTTGGTCAAAAGAAGAAAACACCAACACACCTGTGGTGTTGCGTGGTATAACCAAACGCAAACAAATGGACACTTGCCGAGCCGCCGGCAGAGATTTTTACTACATCGACACTGGCTACTTTGGCAATGGAAAAAAGAAAAACTATCATCGTATCACACGCAATGACGTACAGAATTTTGGTCCGGTAAGAGAACGTCCATCTGACAGATTGGATCACACAGGTGTCAGCTTGAAAAAAGTACGTGCGGATGGAAGCAAAATATTGCTGGCACCACCCAGCCAGAAACTGCTTAATCTCTATGACATAGATCTTGAAACATGGTTGAGTCAGACCTTGGCTGAGATTAGCGCTCATACTGATCGTGAAGTAGTGATACGACGCAAGCAAGGCCGTGCCACACGAGTCAATGATGACACTATCGAAATGGCATTAAGCCAAGACATCTATTGTTTGGTCACTTACAGCAGTATCGCTGCTGGTGAAGCTATATTGTTCGGCAAGCCGGCCATCACACTGGGGCCCAATGCAGCCGCAGCAGTTTGCAGTACCAGCATTGCAGATATTGAGTCAATTAAAAAACCCAATCTTGACGAAGTTGCTGCCTGGGCTAGGCACATTGCCTACTGCCAATTCACTGAAGTGGAGATGCGTGATGGCACCGCCTGGCGCATATTGAACGATGGTTGATGTTGTAGTCTATATCTCCAGTGTGGCCAACTTCCAAAAGCACATTAGGAAAACACAATGTCTGGAAAGTTTTGCCGCCGGAGTACGAAAACTAGGGCACAGCGTGACAGTTGAAACCGCACACCGATACACGCCCAGCCGCCTGGCTGTGATGTTGGGATGGGCTACTACCAATACCGGTGGTCCAAACATAGCATTGAGAAAAGAAATCATCTCACAGCAACAACGTCATGGATTCCATACCATGTGCATCGATGCCAGTTGCTGGAAGTATCTAGATAATGCCAGCAGTTACTTGAGATACAGTCTTGACGGACCGTTTTATGATCGAGCTGAATATGCCAATCACAACAGCGACAGCACCAAGTGGCACGAAATCAGTCATGCCTTGGGCATCTCATTGGAACCACCGCAATCCAACCCTGGCGGACACATACTGATCTGTATGCAGCGAGACGGCGGATTTGCCATGAAAGCTCTAGATCCATTGGTGTGGCTGCAACAAAAGATCTCAGAGATCAGGCGATACACAGATCGTACCATCATGGTACGGCCACACCCTGGGGCCTACAAGCCCACAGATTTTTTACAGTTTAAAACCAGGCATTATCAAACACAGTTGGGGGTGCAGGTGTTAGAGCCATTGACCACAAGGCTCACTGACAATCTTCAACGAGCACATGCCGCGGTATTCTTCAACAGTAGTGCGTCAGTGGCAGCGGCCTGCGCTGGCATACCCATATTTGCCGATGACGCCAGCTGTGTGAGTTGGGCAGTGGCCAACAAAGACATTTCCAAGATTGAATCGCCGGAACAATACGGACGACAACAATGGATCTATGATCTAGCAGCGGCTCACTGGAGCGATGAAGATGCCAAAGAAGGCCGCATCTATCAGAAGTTCTTGCCTTACTTGACTCGCAGCACAGTCACGTCATAGTTACAGCCTTTGACATGTGGCCATTTGTAGCTCTTGTCAAACACGCTGATATCTTCATGCACTATTTGGATGGACATGTTTTTCAACAATTTTTCTCGCCACCAGTCAGGTTGTTCCACTATGAGGTGTGCATTGCGACCATCTAGCAATACTTTTTTAGCTGGGTAGCAAGCGATACGGAACCAACCCACACGCTGCATCTTTTGGCCGATCAACTGCAATGTTTGATCTAAGTGTTCGGGCTCAATGTGCTCAAACACATCTGCACTGACCACACAATCAAAAGTCTCTTCTGGCATTTCGCTGTGAGTGGCTGACCCAGGGTCGTACCCGCCTACCACGGTGCCTGGATATGCTTCTGCAATACTCCGGATGAGTTCGCCGTGCCCGCATCCAAAATCCAACACGCTGGTTGGTTGATACTGTCGAAGGAATGGATTTATGGTAGATAGCATTTTGCTACCTCGTCTGAACCTACCTTGACCGTGCATAGCGGCCAATTGATCTTTGTAGTCTTGATTGATTATCATCTGTGATTGACCTCTATATATTTGTATTTGCCCTCGAACTCGAGAGGAACATCTTGCCATGTGCCGGATAATTGATCATCTGCCCAGGCAGTGTAGTAAGGACGATCCTTCCACCACCAAAACAGATCGCTGCCAGTCCAGTTGTTGTAGTAACTGCGAAAGAATTCTCTGGTCCTTGGTTGCCTAAAATACTCAGGATCATACATGGTCTTTTTGCCCTTGGCTTCACGTTGGAAATTCACACCAATAAAACAAAATTTAGCTGAATGTTGTTGCAGCAGATCTCGCACCCATGACATGTCATCATCGGGTATGCTGTTGAGTACCTGGGTGCAGATAACACCATCAAACTTGATCTCAGGATCAGGCAGTTGATTGTGTGCCTCTACACATGGATCATATGGATACACAGTAACACCAAGATATTCGTCAAATGTTTTCCAATCCTCCAATGGTATTGGATCTCCGGGTAGTTGCCCGTACGGAAGTTTTTCTTGGTATTGCAAACCTTTGCCACAGCCATAATCCAATACAGTCTTGGCATTGTATCTAACCACTAGATCCTTGATGAGTTTCTGGTATTTGACCACATCATATCCGGCCCAGTTCTTGTTGTTTCGTTGGAACTCAGTGCCCAGCCGCACAGATTCTTCGTAGTATGGACTCATAGTAGTCTTATCTCCACGGTTGCTCTTTTCTTGCCGCCTGCATTGGATATCACATCAACAATCTCAAATCCATCCACGCCGACAAAATTGGTTTCAGAGCCTTTGCATCGTATGTCCAACAAGATCCTGGTGTTTGCATGTGAATGTCGCTGCATCAACTCCTTGTAGGTATTTACTGGATAATGATGCCCGCAACTGAGCCAACTGGTTATGACGTCAAATTTGACATCTTCAGGTATGTGGATGTTGTTAGCATCCACTAGATGATAGTTCTTTGTGCCCAGTTCTTTTAGTTTGGCATCCAAAAATTCAAAGGTGTGATAGAATTTCAATTCGTCGCTGGTGGTATTCCAATTGCCATAGCTGGCTGATTCGGGTTTGGTAGCATTGGCACTAGCATCGCCATCCAGCAACCAAAGTTCCGTGCCATACTTCTCGCCGAACCAACGGCTTTCGTAGGCAAACCCACAGCCTATGTCCAACAATCGACCAACAGGTTGATTCAAGTATCGATCAACGGTTTCAAAGTTATCACGACGTTTGGCCACATATCTTTCATGAGACCATTTGCGATCCCAGGCTGCAGAATCCGCAGCACCTTTGTCGGGATTTTCTATGCCCATCCCATGATCCAGTCGTCTTTGACCTGATCCAGTTTGACCATGCCGAATGATTCCAACAACTCGATAGCAGCAAATTGTCCATAGTCTTTGCTGTACATGTCGTGTGGTTTTTGTTCTACCACGATCACGGGTCGGCATTTTTTGATGGTCTGTTCTGCACCTTGTATCACACGATACTCAAATCCTTCGCAGTCCATCTTGATATAATCAACATCATCGATGCCCAGATTGTCCAGCTTGACCACTGTGGTATCGCCGGACCCGATACTGGCAGGATCTATGTGTGTGTGCCCGGTGTTGCCTTCTGTGATGGTCATGCGTGCCTTGGTATCATGATCACCCAAGGCCATGGGGCTGATAAAGAAGTTTGGCCCAGTCACATTCTTTTCCAAGCAGTCTCTAAATATTCCCACTGGTTCAAATGCAATGACCTTGCCAAATTTCTTAACCAAGTCTCTGCTCCACAATCCCACATTGGCTCCTACGTCCAAGGCCACGTCAAATTTCTTCACATAGGCTAGACTGCGCAGTCGAACTGGCTGCTGATATTCTGCTGGCCCACCTTTGCTGATATTCTTTTTCAGCATGGCCGGAAAATGATCTTCGGCGTCTGGAAACCACCATCCTAGTTCTTCATACATTTAGCATCTCCTGTGTTTGTTTCAGTATGCGATACGCCATACCATTCTTGAATTCATCTATGTGAAACTGTCCATATGCAAGATGGCAAAGCCAAGCATGGCGTTGATCATCCGAGGGAAACCACGGCTCTTCTATCTTGGAAAGATCGTGATTGCTCATTGGGTTGGCAGCATTGCATGGTGCTGTGGTGAACACAGGCACACCTGCCAGGATGGCTTCAGTGGCCGCGGTACTGTTGAATGTGACCACAGCATGTACATCTGCCAACCAATCTTCGGCTCGTTGGGTTTTGCGATCCATCCTGCTGGCCGGACGTTCGCGTATGCGTATGGGACGATCGGTGTACATCTGCAATTCGTTGGTGACGTCTTTTAACCAATCTTCCAATTCAAATCCATAGAAAGCACAGGGTTTGTGGTCGGGTGCCACGATCAATATGTCACGACTGTGGCGGTGATAAGGTCTCATGTACAGCTCTAATCTTTGCAGTCTATCTGCGGGACGAGGTACGATCATGTCATGCTGTAGATCGTTGGGCACTATGCGATGCCAATGCTTCCAACCGTAAGGATTTTTGATGCTGGGTCTATTGCCCAAGTAACCTGAATCCATGTACCAGAAGAATCGTTTGTCCTGCCAGCAGCGTTTGATTATCTTGTGTTTCATGATACCACGCAATACCAAAGGCTCTGTGCTGTCCTCGTAGTTCCAAGTTTCCAAGGGTGTGGGTTCCATGCCGGCACCACGAGCAAACATATCAATGTATTCGTCCTCGCCGTTTTTGCTTAGACAGATCCAACTCATGCGTTCTTCCAGTAACTGCTGCGCCGTGGCATCTTGAGATCTGCACGTTCGCTACGACCTGTGTCCTTGCGACTGCCTTTGAGATGATCTAGATATTCTCCCCATTCGGTGTTGATCAGTGGGTGTCCTTCACCTACGCTGTTGGTCTTGCTGGCTCGTAGGTCAATCAATGACTCGCTCCAATTGTGTTGCACTAGACCAGGTATCCTCACACGCACACTATCAAACACAAAGCTGTCGTGCCATTCGGCCAGTTGGAATATTCCTGTTTCGGCTTGATCATACACACGTTGGAACTCTGACAGAAATTGATCCATGGCTGGTGTGCGCAGTTTCATAGCATACAATCCGCACTCAGAAAACTTGCCTGATCGCCCCAGGTAGCATAGGTCTGTGTGGGCAGGTATCAGTCGGCTCAAGTCAGATTCGGCCACAGGACTGTGACATACCATGTCGGCATCCATCCAGATCAACCAATCCGCGGTAGAGTTTTTTGCTGCATGGAATATGGCATACACTTTGTGGCTGAAACGCACAGCATTCCATTTGAATTGTTTCTTGGAATCTTTGCGCTGATTTAGTCCGGTAATGGCACTGATGTCGCCGTTGGCTTTGGGAACGTCTCGCCATTGATTTTTGAACGCAACCAATTGCGGGCTGGCAAATTCCAAATCCAATACTCGTAGATTGGGTGCAGATTCATCCACTGCACAATTTTCAGCATATACCAGGAGAGTGGCCTGCTCTGGCCAATTGGCCAACCAGGTTTGGATCATTCGCTTACCGTATTTCTTGTAGCCGTCGGCATTGAAAGTGGTAACTACACAGTATTTCATCAGATATTTAGTGAGCACAAAAACCCTATCTTATTTTCCCGCCCAGTCTGCCAACAACAGTCCGCCAGTGATCTCAGCCATGTTGGATGCATTGCGAACCAACGGACTAAAAACTGTGGAAAACTCCTGGCACACTGACGCTGCTATAATCTGGTCTGTGCTGTGGAATGGCCGCATGCGAGCCAATCAGCAAGTGTATGAACACTATCGCCAAACCAATCGACCAGTGATCATTGTAGAAGTGGGTGCGTTACACCGAGGACATACCTGGAAAGTGTCTGTGAATCATGTGACCGCTCAAGGATACTATGGGCACAAAAACGATCTTGATGCTGATCGCCCAGCCAAGTTGGGCATAACATTGGGAACAAATACAGCAGGCTCACACATAGTGATAGCAGCACAACATGCACGCAGTTTGCAGGTAGCCGGATTGGCCAGCCAAGAGTCTTGGGTATTGGACAGTATCTCACAGTTGAGAACTGTTACTGATCGCCCTATCGTGGTAAGACCTCATCCACGGTCCAGACTGAATCTACCTGATTTGCCACCGGGGGTACAGATACAAACACCCCGGCCTGTGCCCAATACCTATGATGGATTTGACATGGATTACTCCTGCCATGCAGTGGTCAATCATAACTCAGGACCGGGCACTCAAGCAGCCATATCTGGAACTAGGCCCATAGTGCATGAATCCAGCTTGGCAGCACCAGTGGCGGTGAGCTTCGCTGATATAGAGAAACCGTACGATATAGATAGAAGTCAATGGTTGATTGAGATCTGTCACACTGAATATACCGTAGAAGAATTGAGAACTGGCCAATGGCTAAAAAGAATCGCACCAGCCCTGGACCTATGATTGATTGTGCATGTGTGATACACAGCACTGGTTACGACTGGCGCTATGTGGAAAATTTGTACAGCATGCTGACCAGGGCATTGCCTAGTGGCATAAGATTCCATGTATATACCGAGCATGATAGATCTGTACCTCCACACATGATCAAACACATCTTAACCGAATGGCCGGGCATAGCTGGACCAAAAAAATCCTGGTGGTACAAGATGCAGTTGTTCAATCCTGAACATCACTCAGGTAATCTGCTGTACCTAGATCTAGACACAGTTGTGGTTCGTGATCTATCTTGGGTAATAAATCATGACACCAATTATTTCTGGGGCATACGGGATTTTAGATATCTACAAAATCCACACCATTCGGTATTCAACAGCAGTTTCATGTGGTGGAATGTGAGCAATTTTTCTCATGTATGGGACCAGTTCTCTCAAGGCGATATTGCCCAACTGACCAAAAACAATCAAGGCGATCAGGACTACATTACCAAAGCCATCAATATAAATCAACGTAGATTTTTTGAAGACAAGCTATTCCAAAGTTTTAGATGGCAATGCTTGGATGGCGGATACAATTTTCAACGTCGGCAAGCACGGGCACCTGGCACTGGGGTGACGATCGCTCCGGATACTGCGGTAGTGGTATTCCACGGCATGCCCAAACCGCATCAAGTGTCTGACCCTGTGATCACACAATTATGGCGCTGACCCCGGTTGACCATTAATTCCCGCTGTGCTACAATACGCACATGATAGCAAAAACCGCTAAAATTGCTGAAAAAAGTCGCAAAATAAGCACAAATTTCGCAACAAAAGTTGGTAAAAAACCCAGCACAAAGAGGTTGACCAATAATGGCTATTTTGCTATAATAGAAGCTTAGTAAGTAATGTTCAACCGCACACTAGGAGCCAACCAAATGAGTGCAATTCGTATCGTACGCGGCGAGTACCGCGGCAAAGCCGTAAAAAACCAGAACTTCACACTGGTAAGCGGATTCCAAACTGGTGCCAAAGGCGGCTATGTGACCGTGCAAAATGATGGTACCTTTCCCAACTGCCCTTCCACTATCCGCATCAAAGTGGATGCTATCTCTGACTACGAGATGATCAATGGTGATGCTGTAGAAATGAATACTCCTGCTCCCAGCGTTTCTGCCCGAGTTGCAGAAACTGAAGAAGAAGCAATGACTCGTATCCGCGAGCGTTTTGAAATCCTTACAGAAATGTCAAAGGCATGCATTGGCGGTGACATCCGCGCAATGATTGTCAGCGGCCCTCCTGGTGTGGGTAAATCCTACGGTGTGGAACAAGAAATCGAAAAGGCCACGCTGTTTGATCGCCTGGCAGGCAAACGACTGCGAGCCGAGGTTGTCAAAGGTTCAGCCACGCCTATTGGCCTGTACCAGACCTTGTACAAATACTCTGACGAGAATTGTGTGCTGGTGTTTGATGACTGTGACTCCATCCTTGTGGATGACGTGGCCCTGAACTTGCTCAAAGGTGCCTTGGACTCTGGCAAGAAGCGTAAGATCTCCTGGTTGAGTGAATCCAGCACTCTGCGCCGTGAAGGCATCCCAGACAGTTTCGACTTCAAAGGCAGTGTGATTTTCATCACCAACTTGAAGTTTGACAAGATGAAGTCGCAGAAACTGCGCGATCACTTGGATGCTCTGCAGAGTCGTTGCCATTACTTGGACTTGACCTTGGACACCATGCGTGACAAGATCCTGCGTATCAAGCAGATCGCCAAAGACGGTGTGCTGTTCGCAGACTACGACTTTGAGCCTGAGACGCAAGACAGCATCTTTGAGTTCATGGAAACCAACCAGACTCGTCTGCGTGAGATGAGCCTGCGCATGGCGCTGAAGATTGCAGACCTGCGCCAGCTGAGCCCTGCTAACTGGCGCCGGCTGGCAGAGACTACCTGCATGAAGGCAGCAGACTAATGGCTTGGGTAGCCGTAATCGTTGCAGTATGGTGCGGCTACCCTTGGTTGGCGTTTTTTATTGCTGCTCTTCTTTTTATGTGAGTGTGTGATATGGAAGCTTCGGTTGTTTGGATGTTATTGAATGGTTGGTTTGCCAAGATGAGCTTTGACAGCGATGCCAAGATCTCAGGATGGATCTGTTTGAGTCTCAGTTCCTATTACCTAGCTCGTGTGCTAGAGGCAGTTTTTTGAATTCATGGCCGTGAGGCCAATGAAACGTTCGGGATAGGTTGGCTCCGCCCGAACTTTATAACAGGCACTTAGGTGCCTGTTTTTTTGACTTTGTGTTGGGCGTGTGTTACTATATACACTATGCCTTTTTGTTATTCGCCTTGGACCAACATTGATATAGATCCGCAAGGCAACATATTACCATGTTGCAAATATCAATCCAACAAGGCTGATCCAGTATTCAACATCCAGCATGATTCCCTAAGGGAATATTCTGGCAGTGCCTTTTTGCAGCAAATACAGCAGGATTTCTTGAACGATACATGGCCGCCGGGATGTGTGCGATGCAGAATTGAAGAAGAGAACAACGTAAAAAGCAAACGGCAATTGGATCACGATCGATGGCATGTTCATTATTCTCAATATCAACTGGACAGCGACCAGTGGCTCACTGCCAGCTTGGCATTTGGGAATACCTGCAACTTAAAATGTATCACCTGCGGCAGTTATGCCAGCAGTAAATGGCGACAAGAGTACCTGGATATCTACAATGTAGATTTCCGCCCAGTGCAATTTTATAGAAATGATTTTGTTGAAACTTTTGTGTCGCAGGCACCGGGCATAATACATCTTGACATACCCGGTGGAGAACCCTTTCTCACTGGAGTTGCTGAACAAAAGAAACTGCTTGACCACTATGTCAGATCCGGTCAAGCATCAGACATATCCTTGCACTACACCACCAATGTGACCATGTTTCCGGATCTAGATTGGTGGCAGTTATGGAGTCACTTCCGTGAAATAGACATCCAACTCAGCATAGATGGTGTGGGGGCAAGATACGAATACATACGTTATCCAGCCCAATGGGATGATACACAATCCAATGTGCTGAAATATCTGCAACAAACAGCACCCAATCTCAAGCTCAGTGTGAGTCATACCGTGAGTGCCTATAACATCTTTTATCTAGACGAATTCTTTTCATGGTGTTATACTATAGGCTTGCCGCGACCTTGGCTAGGGCGTGTGCATGAACCTGTGCATATGAGACCTACCGTTTGGCCCAATCCTAAGCATATCATAAACAAACTTGAAAACAGCCAATATCAAGATGTGCGAGATTGGGCTAAATTAATATCTAACACATCAGACTTGGATCAATTTGATGAGTTCTGCACAAGGCTACACCAACACGACCAACATCGTGGGTTGAACTTTGCCACGGTATTTTCTGAAATGGCACCATACTTAAAATGAAACAATGTACAATACAAATCAATGACGAGGTCAATATCAAGATCGAAGGACTGGATCTTGACGCTCGCAAAGCCCTGGTAAAGGCTTTCAAATACGACATTCCGTATGCACGATATCTGCCAGCAGTGAGGCTGGGTCGCTGGGACGGCAAGGTATCTTATTTCCAACTGGGCGGCAGCACTTATGTGAATCTGCTGCCGGATATCATTCCGCTGCTGGAACGATTTGACTACGACATCGAACTGGATGATCGTAGAGAATACTCAACCACGTTTGAGTTTGCACAGGTCACAGAACAAAGCTACAGCAATCGACTGTGGCCCAAGAACCATCCCGCAGAAGGTCAGCCCATACTGCTGAGAGACTATCAAGTGGAGATCATCAACAACTTTTTGACCAATCCACAATGCATACAAGAAGTGGCCACAGGTGCAGGCAAGACCATCATGACAGCAGCCTTGAGTGATGCTGTGAGTCGATATGGGCGCAGTATTGTCATCGTGCCCAACAAAAGTCTTGTGACCCAGACAGAAAAAGACTACATCAACATGGGACTGGATGTGGGTGTGTATTTTGGCGACAGAAAAGAATACGGCCGTATGCACACAATCTGCACATGGCAAAGCCTGAACAATCTCATGAAAAACACCAAGAACGGTGTAGGTGATTGCACCATCCAGGAGTTCATTGAAGACGTGGTATGCGTGATAGTGGATGAAGTGCATATGGCCAAAGCAGATGCACTGAAAACTCTGCTCACGGGCGTGATGTCTAGAGTGCCAATTCGATGGGGTCTCACAGGAACCGTGCCCAAAGAGCTGTTTGAAAGCCAAGCATTGCTGGTCAGTCTTGGACCTGTGATCAGCAGACTATCTGCTAGCACACTACAAGACGCTGGTGTGTTGGCCAACTGCCATGTGAATATTGTGCAGCTGGTGGATCATGTGGAGTACGCAGACTATCAAGCCGAGTTGAAATATCTACTAGAAGAATCCGGCAGACTGGACACCATGGCATCCTTGATACAGCGTGTGAATGAAACAGGCAACACTCTGGTGTTGGTAGATAGAACCGAGTGTGGCCGCCAACTGGTAGAACGCCTGGGCGAACATGCTGTGTTTGTGTCAGGGGCTACCAAGGCCAAGGTGCGCCAGGAAGAATATGACGAGATTGCAGTGAGCGACGGCAAGATCATCGTGGCCACATATGGTGTGGCTGCTGTGGGTATCAACATACCGCGAATCTTCAATCTTGTGCTGATCGAGCCAGGCAAGAGTTTTGTGCGAGTGATACAATCAATCGGTCGTGGCATCCGCAAGGCCGAAGACAAAGACCATGTGCAGATCTGGGACATCACCAGCACCTGCAAGTTTGCCAGAAGGCATCTAAACAAACGCAAGGCCTTTTACAAAGAAGCCAACTATCCATTCACAGCTGAGAAACTGGAATGGATGAAGATATCTTGACATTGGCAAGATCTCCAACTATACTACACACATGCGAATACTAACCTTAGACAACAGCTTTTATGATCTAGATCACTTGCCCGACGAAGTAGATGACATGAGATTTGCCATCCTGGACAACTCAGACCCCAAAGATCCAGACTATCATTTCATACCATTGATATTTTTAGAAAGCTTCAATGCACCTGCTTTGGTGTTGAGGATAGGTGACGCTACCATCAAGATGCCCATGGATTGGCAGATCCTGATTGGCGAGCCTGACGTGGGCGACCTTGAAGTGCTGCCACTGACCAGCATAAATGATCGCGGCTTCAAGGTATTCCAATTCAATCCGCTGACCAGTTTCCGGCCCAGCTTTCCGGACATTGAAATCTTGGATGTGTATCACGAGGTCAATTGGTTTGCGCCCAAGTTAAAAAATGGACAACTGCTGGCAGTGCCGCTAAACGACGACGCAGAGCCTGATTGTGTGTATTTTGTCAAAGACATCAGCCGCAACTGCGAGATAGTGGATTACAACAAGGCCTGGTAATGGGACAGCTCAAGCCCGGTGCCAACTATGTTTATGAACGTGTGGGCAGCACGGTGTATCAACGCGAAGTGGGAGCCGATCCCGCCACTCGAATAGAAGTGGGCTGGGATTACGAAACACATGAAGAACGGCGAGACGCTGACATACGGGCAGGAATGAAAAATCGGCGTGAGCAAATCATGGAAGATCAACTGTGGCACAACATACGCAGAGAGGCTCGGACAAATCCAGCTTTACAAGATATTCTGGATCGTGCTATAATGGTGTATCATTTGACTCAGACTGAAAAATCACCATGAAAAAGACCATGAACCCCGCACCTGCTGGACTGTTACAGGACCAGTGGAAAGACCTGTGGCTTACCAAGCAGTATGAACCGGATGAATGGGAACGCATCAAATGGGACGCATTGCTTGAAATGGAAAAATATAAAGAAGAACATAAAGAAGAATATAAAAAATTCGATTACGAGCCTTACTTTGAACTTTCCGGCGATGAATACCAACTATTCGAACAATGGCGAGACATAGAAATGGCCGCTGAAATCAATCCTGCTTTACAAGACCTGCTGGATCAAGTTAAAATGGTGTATAAGCTGACCAAGATCAAATGAGCGACAAACTAAACATCAACAATGAGATGCGTCAGCTGGACGCAAAGAACCGTGACTTCTATGATGAACTCACCGTAGAAGAACGCAAGAAGTTCTCAACATTCCTCATGATACGCTGGGGTTCGGCAGTGGGTGGCAGCAGAGAACTGCAAGAATACTATGTGCAGAGCACCAATCACTATCTCAACAAGCACTTCTTTGACATAGCCAAGCACCCCAAACTGCAATGGCTGTGTGCCACTGCTGCCAGTCCCGGCATGGGTGTGATGCGACACAGCTGGATCGCACCCAAGAAGAAAGAAGCTGGACTCAGTGCCAAACGCAAAGCACTGGTGGCCATGTTCCCCACATACAAAGATGATGAGATCGACGTGATGGCTGAGCTGGTCACACAAAAAGAAATCGACGCTTACAACCGCGCCGCTGGCAACGAAAAGAAATGACATTCACCTGCGGTTACTGTGATAAAACTTTCTCTAGAGAAAGCAGTATCGAAGTACATATGTGCGAACCCAAACGTCGCAGACTGCAACGCGACGACCGAGGAGTGCAGCTGGGCCTGCAGGCCTATGTGCGGTTCTATGAGACCATGCAAGGTTCGGCCAAGAACAAGACCTTTGATGATTTTGAAACGTCATCCTACTATCGTGCGTTTGTGAAGTTTGGACACTATTGTGTGAATACACGAGTGATCAATCCAGAACGCTTCATGGCCTGGTTGCTGAAACAACAGAAGAAGATTGACAAATGGTGCAGTGATCAGATCTACACAGAATACCTGGTGAATTATCTCACTGTGGAAGCAGTGGATGATGCACTAGCCCGAGCCATGGAATACGGCCTGGACTGGGCAGAAAAAACTGGCAACCCAGCACACGATTGTGTGAGATACGGCAACACCAATGCTCTGTGTCATGCTATCACCACTGGGCGTGTGAGTCCCTGGGTGATCTACAACAGCGAGTCAGGACAGAAGTTTTTGGGAGAGCTCAGCACAGATCAGGTGGCCATGATATGGATCTACATTGATTCAGATGTGTGGCAGAAGAAATTCCAGACCTATCCAGCTGATCAGGAATACGCAAAAGAAATGCTGGCAAAAGCAGGATGGTAACATGAGCGCAGATATTGACATTGACTTTGCTGACAGAGAACAGGTGTTGAAGCTGATACGCCATACTCCGGCACGACAGCTACATCAAGGCACAGCAAGAAAACACAATTCAGGTGTGTATGTCACAGACATTCCTCAAGATCCGGTGCTGGGCTGTGCAGCCATTGACTACGAAACTGCCGAAGCCCGTGGCTATTTTAAGATAGACTTTTTGAACATGGGCGTGTATGGCCTCATACGTGATCCTGCACACTATGAGCAGATGTTGGCAGCAGATCCGCCGTGGAGTAGGCTGTGGGAGGATGCTGCCTGGGCACAGCAATTGGTGCATGTGGGCAACTACACAGATCTATTGCAGAGCATGAGACCCGATTCAATCCCCAGGATGGCAGCATTTATCTCTATCATACGTCCGGGCAAAGCACACCTGCAGAATCAGCCTTGGCCGGATGTGTTCAAATCAGTGTGGGATGGAGATCTCAGCAGAGGTTACACATTCAAAAAGGCTCATGCTGTGGGCTACGCAGCCTTGGTGGCATTGCATATGAACCTGCTTGCAGTATGATCTATATTGATTTTGCCGGCGGCGCCCATGGAAACTATCTAGAGTTTGTGTGTAATAAAATTGCAGGAGTGGTCACTCCTGGTACATTACCTTTTAACAACTTGGGAGCATCACACGATAAATCATACTGCTTACCAAAAATTTTTCTTGGAGTAGGTGAGTATAATACCTATCCCAGACCAGCCAAGGTCATATCCATACAGATTCATCCTGATGATCTATTGCCATTGACCCAGATAAGCCTATTGCGAGTAGAGGATTTTGGGTATGATAATGATCAACTTGAAATTGATACTTTCAACAAACTCAATAATAAACATTACCGACAGATGTTGGATCAATTGATCGAGGGATTTTTTGCTGACAAGATTCGTCTTGGGTATAATGCAGTAAAAGATCCCAGTTGGCCCACAGTGACATCCATGGATGATTTTGATCGACTACCCGAGCACATAAAAGAAGAATGTTTGCAACAGCATGGGTTGGTGTTGTTGGAATTGTCGGAAGACCGACCAAATTGCCCGCGATCTGTGCTGAGGGAATTTTTTCAAATAGGATTCCAAGACATCGATCAGCAAGGATTTATTGCCCAACAAAACAAAGCCACATACAGCGTCGATGACGTGTATATTTTTCCATTTGGACACTTTTATCACGAAACAGAATTTCTAAATGAAATCAAAAAAATCTCTGCATGGGCAGGAATGATATATGATTGTGAAAACGAAATTGCATTTATACACGACGAATTCTTGAAGAGACAACCGTATAAAGATTCAAAACTCAAATGTGATGATATCGTGTCACGGTTAAGACGTAACGAACCATTGGGAATAGAAAAAATAACTCTATTAGAAGAAGCCTATATCAATGCAGCTCTAGGCTGGAATTATTTCCAAGGTGATTAGTCAAGCCGTCGAACCAGCATGATACTTTTGCGCTTGCTCTTTTTGCGGGCTATGTCCAGCAAACTGCAAGCAGGGCCATGCATTATTTCTAGATCTTTGTTGATAAATGTGCGCAGGGTGTATCGGAATTGTTCCCAATCTTTGCGCAGGAAGATGTTGATAGGAATAGATCTGTTACTCTCCCACCACCAGGCTGATGCCAATTCCAGATACAGCATCTTGTCTGCTTGATTTGTCACCGCGCCAAAGTCATAGATAGTGGTAACCACATCATCTTTGTTTTGGATCACACCCACATATTCAGCGTTGGCATACATGCATAGACTGATAAAAGGATATTTTTCCGTTAGTTTTTCGAATACATTGTTACCCATCGGGGTATTTATGGTCAGTATTTTTTGGATAAATAATAGGATATGTATTCTACCACCGCTTATCTTTACCAACAAATCACACGAGTGCTATTAGTAGACACCAGTGGAGGATACTTTACTGCGAGGTATGATCCTGTGTATGCAAAAACCCTAACCATCAACAAAGGTGTTGACAACGTTCTGTTGTTTGAGTTCATCAATCAAGATGAGAAACCTGTGAATATAACCGGCAGCACATTTGTGTTCCGGTTGATTGACCAAGCCGGTGGTCAGCTGCTGTTGGCCAAGGACATGGAAACACTCAGTGCCAGCACAGGGCGGGTAAAAGTGGTTCTCAACAGCGCAGATACCATCAACATCCAATCGCAGCCTGCCAGCTACAGCATACAACGCACAGCCGGCGACTATGTACAGGCAGTATATACCAATGCAGACAGCGCAGCCAGGGCAGATTGCAATATCGTGGACAGCATATTCCCCAGTTTTATTCCCAGCTCAGTCTGTACCGTGCCTGATTTGTATGGCAAGAATCAATATGTTGGCACCGCACCAACTGCTTTCCCTGACTGGGCGCTGACTCCGCAGCCGATCAACAGCATACAGCAGACTGAATTCTATTCCAGCTATATCAACACCAACCAAACAGCTTTTACCACTATCAAGTTTGATCTTGTGCATTTTACAGGCACAGTCAAGGTACAGGCCGCTGAAAATTACGAAGCAGTTTGGACAGATGTGTCCGAAGCACGTGAGTATTATGATGCCACAGTCAGCGACTATTTCAACATCGTGGGGTTCCATCCACTGTTGAGATTGGCCATGAACAACAGTATTGGATATGGGGCCACTGGCTCGGTCACTGTGGTTGATGGTGTAGTCACAGGAATCAGTGTGACCAATCCTGGACAATACTATGTGGCTCCACCATATGTGCAGATCCTGGGCAATGGTGCTGGTGCTGAAGCAGTGGCATCGGCCAGCGGTAATGGTGGGGTGGCCTACGTCACGGTGACCAATGGTGGATCAGGATATCTGCCATTGCAGTTCCAAGGATCGGTAGCTGCCACAGTTTTATTCTCAAATGGCTTGATACGCAACGTACAATACCGATAACCGTTGCGATTGCCCAAACAATCTGTTACACTATACGGATGCTAGACATCCTTGGTTATCTGCCTGCAAAACGAAAATCCACGCCTTCGGGTTGGATATCGTTTAACGCTGTGTGCTGTCAGCACAACAGCAGCACAGCGGATCGGCGCAGTCGCGGAGGTCTCAAGCCCACAGATCAGGGGTGGAGTTATCACTGCTTCAACTGCAACTACACCGCCAGCTTTATCCTTGGCCGTTCGTTGAGTTTTAAGGCCCGTAGGCTCTTGGGTTGGATGGGTGTGCCTGACGCAGAGATTGATGCGTTAAACTTGGAAAGCCTGCGTCATCGTAGCATACATGGTATCATAGACGATCGCCAGAGGATGTTCAATGTCCTGGCAGGTATTGAGTTTGAAGAACAAGACCTGCCGTCATTCAGTGAGTTGCTGACCGAGGAAGATTTTCGCAGAGACTATCTAAGACAACGATGTGTGCCCGATGACTATCCTGTGATGATACAAGATCATCCGGAAAAACCATGGCGACATCGCCCCAGCGTGATCATTCCATTCACCCACGAAGATCGTATCGTAGGTCACACACAGAGATTCTTAGACGACCGCAAGCCCAAATACATCAGTAACAGCCAACCCGGATATGTGTTTGGCACAGACTTGCAGCACTCAGACTGGACTCATGCGATCGTGGTAGAAGGTATATTTGATGCGCTCAGCATCGGCGGACTAGCAGTGATGCACAGCACCATTTCAGATGAGCAGGCCAGATTGATCCGCAGTCTAGGCAAGGAAATAACTGTGGTGCCCGACCAAGACTTGCCAGGCATGGAACTAGTAGATCGTGCAGTGGAATTGGGCTGGGCAGTGAGCATGCCTCCCTGGCCCGATATGCTGCGGGTCAAGGATGTGAATGACTCAGTAATGCGTTATGGTAGGCTGGCAACTCTGCTAACTATATTTGAAAATCGTGAAACCAGCAAAATTAAAATTGAACTAAGGAAGAAACAACTTGTCAAACGACAAAAATTATAATTCGGGTTATACATCTTGCTATGAATCCTGGATCGGAAAATATGCAAATTGTCGATTTGATTATTTTGCAAGGCATGAACATGGCCGGCCCATTGATTATACATTTAATAGTCTAGGGTATCGAGGTAATGAGCATCACCTTGACCCAGAGATCAGTATATTTGGCAGCAGTTTTAGTTTTGGAGTAGGTATAGATTTCAATCAGTGCTGGCACCAACAACTTGGAAATTACCGAGTGAATTGCTATGCCCCTGCTGGGTTCCTAGTAACAAACAATGATATCATTGACCACTATAATAGAGAAAAAATTTCAGCCGGGATAGTGATATTGCAATTTAGAGAATTCAAATACAATACAGAACCACTGTCTATACCACACAATGTAAAATGTTTTGTAGTGGACGAAACGCTCCACGATAATATATTTGGGTTTGATTACAATAGCTTCATAGACAAAGCCGAAGATAATACACATCCAGGATCGGAAACGCACAAACAATGGGCAAAACAAATCAAGAAAACGTTCGTCTTGTGATCAGTCATCTCGAAGGCTGCTCGGGAAATTTTTTAGGAAAATTATTTTCTGACACTTTTGACAAAGACCAATCATTTTTTAGAATTGACCGTACCGATGGGAATGACGGATTTTGCGGGCCTCATGTTTTGGCCATTGACGGCATTGCCAATGATGGAGTGGGCAGCTGGGATTGGGAACTCAAACGATTGAGAGACCATCATGTTGTGGTAACACATAATTTTGATCGGGCACAGATTGCAAAGGATTTTCCCAATGCAAAAATTATACAGATATACCCATACACACATATTGGCAATGTGTTATACAATATTTGTTTTAAAAAGTTAAATCATACTTTGCCTAATCTACTAGACAATTATTTGCTGCATATCAATGAGTGGTATCATCATATCCAAAAAAGTCGTCCACCACAAATCTGTACTAATTTTTGGCAACTATCAGATCAACAGGCAGTTGAAAATCTACTGGAAACTAAATTTACCAAGACACAAGAAGATTTTTTTAATCAATATTGGAAAAATCAACTTGCCCATGAGCTAACTATACCTGATAATGCAATGTCAATCCAAGAACTTGTTTGCTTTTGGAAGGTTGAACATTGTTTTGATCAATGGTTAGCAGCCTGGACCATATTTGTTTATGAATTGATCAACCAACGACTGGAACAAAATCGATCTTGGTCCATAGACACTGACAACTTTGAATCTTGGAACGATCTAGAAAAAATACAAACTAGATACCATGATGATTTGACATCTCCTACTGATTGATTATATAATACACCATGCTTAAAGATTACGGAATTGACGTACAGAAATTATTCCTGGAGATGATGTTGGAGGATGCTGCCAGCTATGTGCGGATCCAGAACATCTACAATCCAGAGAACTTTGATAAGAGTCTCAGAGAAGCAGCAGCATTTATCAAAGAGCACAGCGAAAAGCACAAGACTCTGCCGGACATCACGCAGATCGCAGCCACCACTGGCTTGAAACTGCAACCAGTGCCTGACTTGAATGAAGGGCACTACGAATGGTTCATGGAAGAGTTTGAATCATTCACACGCAGACAAGAGTTGGAACGTGCAATCTTGGCAGCAGCAGATTTGCTGGAAAAAGGCGACTACGGCCCAGTTGAAAAGTTGATCAAAGATGCTGTGCAGATCAGTCTGACCAAGGACATGGGCACAGATTACTTTGCCAATCCCAGCGAACGCATCAACAAATACTTCAATTCAGGCGGGCAAGTATCAACAGGTTGGCCACAGCTGGATCGACTGCTGTATGGAGGATTCAGTCGCGGCGAACTGAACATCTTTGCAGGTGGTTCAGGGTCGGGTAAAAGTTTGGTCATGATGAACATCGCACTGAACTGGTTGCAACAAGGACTCAGTGGGGTGTATGTCACACTGGAATTGAGTGAGGACTTGACTAGTTTGCGAACAGATGCCATGCTCACCAACATGAGCACCAAAGACATCCGCAGAGACATCGACACCACTGAGCTCAAGGTCAAGATGATGGCCAAGAAGTCGGGCAATTATCAGGTCAAAGGTTTGCCAGCACAGAGCAATATCAACGACATCCGATCATATCTAAAAGAATATCAGATACAAACAGGCAAGCGAGTGGATTTTGTGATGATTGACTACTTGGACCTGCTGATGCCAATCAGTGTGAAAGTCAATCCCAATGATCAGTTTATCAAAGACAAGTATGTATCGGAGGAACTGCGCAACTTGGCCAAAGAACTACAGATACTCATGGTAACTGCATCGCAGTTGAATCGATCAGCAGTGGAAGAAGTGGAATTTGATCACAGCCACATCGCAGGTGGTATCTCAAAGATCAACACAGCAGACAATGTGTTTGGTATCTTTACCAGCAGGTCCATGAAGGAACGTGGCAAGTATCAGATCCAGTGTATGAAGTCTCGTTCGAGTACAGGTGTGGGGCAAAAGATTGATTTGGAATACAACATTGAAACCATGCGCATCACTGACGAGGGCGGAGAAGATGGAGATCATGGATCACGCACACCCAAACCCAGTTTCATGGAAACTATCAAAGCTCGAGCCAGTGTTACTCCATCGGAGACCTCAGAATCAAACAAAGGGTGGGAACGTGGGCAACCCAAGCCAGGTGTGGATCCACTTGATCCCACACCCAAGGTTGGTGCAGATGTGCAGAGCAACAAACTCAAGCAGTTGTTGGGCAGTATTAAGAAATAATCATGCAACAGCACCTTTGATCACAGCATAGCGAAGTACCAAAGCTTCACTGAGAGATCCAGCGGTGTTGTTTCTAACATAGACAGTGGCACTACCTGCCGCACATGAAGCAGTAATGGTATACGCCCCAATAGTACCGCCATTTTGGTGTTGCAAAAACAGCAGGTCATTTGCACCAATGGTGCTGTTGGTCAACACAAAACTCACTATGGTAGCAGCGGCCAATGCAGTGGCCTGCATGGTGATTTCACCACTTTGTTTGTTGAGTGTGACACCACCTGACTTATTGCCTGACTGAGAAACTGTACCACCGGCACCTGCGGTATATCCTACCCCGCCAGTGCCGCCTGTGACCAACACATTGCCTGCACTGGTAAAAACGTTGCCGGTCACACTTACCACCGCTGGGAATGTAGTGATGTTGGCAGTGACATTGGCGCTCAGTGTCTTGGTCACAGCACCTATGGGTGATGTATAAAGTTTCAATGAACTGCCGGCCGCAGAGTTAGTATAGTTTTCCAGGGCCACAAAGTCAATGCCCAAAGTTCCAATATTGCCAGCGGCTAGAGCATATTGTGAAGCACCATATCCTGTGCCAGTTATCCTGGCCAAGATATCACCACTTTGTACTGCTGTGGGTGCGGCTGCTGTGCCTCTGGCCAGTCGCTGTACAAATGCTGACTGCACACCAGTGCCAAAAGTATCAACTGACACCCTGGCGCTCACTCCGTCGTTGCCAGTGATGTGAAGCATGCCACCTGCGCTGTAGATCGGTTGATAAGAACCACTGGTACTGCCCACAATGTTCAAGGCACCTGCGGTGTTGGCTGCCACGGTAGGAGTAGTAATTTGTACATACCCTGTATCCGAGGCACTGAATGACACGTTGCCCGAAGTGGTGTATGTTTTGAGATTGCCGCCCACATTCAAGTTGCCACCAATGCCCGCACCACCGGCCACAACCAGGGCACCTGTGGTGGTACTGCTGCTAGAAGTGGTAGCAGCCACATTCACGCTATTGGTATAGTAACTGAGAGGTCTATTCAAATCAAACACCGTAACAGTAGTACCACCATCGCTGGTGAGAAATCCAAATTCGTAATATCCTGTGGCACCAAACGTGATCACATTAGAACTGATGCCTTGTATGCCAGTGAGACCCAGGGTCACAGCGGCAGGCAATGTCACGGTGTATGCTGTGTTGGTGATGTTGATCTGCACACGCAGCATGCCCACAGTACCAGCTGCTGGAAAGTTTGTGAATCCCAAGCTGACACTGCCAGTGGTGCTCACAGTCTGATAATGACCCGAAGAGTAATCCAAGGTTACCGATCCCGAAGTCACAGTATTCTGCACGATACTGCCGGAAAAATCACGGATCAGCGCAGAGTAGATCAATTGATCCTGCATGTTGTTGTCCAGGGTAGTTCCGGTCAATGCACTCTTAAGGATGGCCTTGTTTTCCAGATCAGTGATTTCGTTTTTGGCGTAAGTAAAGTTGGTTTGGATGTTGGTGAAGTTGTCACGGAATCCTTGTGTGTTGTTAGGCACGCCGGCAACCGGATAGTTGGCGTCGATGTTTTGTGGGTTGATGCTGCTGGTCATTGGTTGAGATCCTTGTTATAGATATTTATTCACATCCGGAAATAGCTAAATAATCCAAAGGTCATTGATTTACATGCAAAAGAAAACACGCAGCATCTTAGAAGAACTGGACAGTTTGTACATCGAGCGAGATCGTCGGTTGGTGATCGAAAATCGCGCGGCCAACATCATAGCCAACGCTATCAGATTGCTGGAACAGATTGACGAAGAATTTGACGCAGAGACAGCAGAAAATCTCAACAGGAAATTCCTCAATGCCATACGCACAAAAAACGCCGGTAAATTCTCTCGATCAGTAAGGAAAACAGATGCAAATCCATGAACTCACAGGCAAACGCAAACTCAACGAAGTTGGTGCATGGACCAAGGGATTCTTGGGCGGATTTGGCATAGACACGTCAAGCCCTGACAGCGGTAAAACAACTCCCGAACTTGAAGCCTTGGCCAAGGCACCATTGCCTGTCCGGCACAGCGCAGAAAACATGCAACGTAAATGGGCAGAACACGTGAGTCGAGCCATGGCCGCAGATGCAGTCACAGATCCTGCACGGATCAGCCCACAAGCCAAGGCCAATCTAAGAAAAGAATTAAAATCAATCGTAGCTCACAATGAATTCCTTAGAGGTGTGGATTTTGAACAATTAGATCAGGCAGTGGCACAGACAGACGCCAATGGCAATGCTACCACAACCTACATTGATCAGGCTGATGGCATAATGAATAGAATGCTGTCTGGCATGCATCAATTAAGCAGTCTCAATGCAGCCACACCTGCCACACAAGAACTGGCCAGATTTCAAATGATTGCACAGGCTGCATACGAAGCAGGGGTGTTACTGCAATTCCACCCAGGCCCTGGCGCAGCACAGATTGGGCAGGTCACTCAGCCAACGTCATCGGCTGCGCCAACCAATCAATCACAGCATGGCGCTATAAGACGAACCCGCACAGGACAATTTGAAATAAACTTTGGAGCAGGTTGGGTACCATTTGACATGAACAATCCACAACATGCGGCCTTGTACCAGGCCCTGCAATCAGGCACAGCACCATGAGATATATCAAAGAAGGCGGCAATGTTTTCAAAGGCCCCAACAAAGA